AATGGTTTGGAAGAAGGAAAGCTGGACCTGTTGCGCCAGTTTATCGACCAAATCAATATGCTGAACGCCAAAGCAGCAATGCCAGACCCTGGAATGGTACCACCGCAAGGTCCCGCTCCAGCTGGACCAGGGGGAGCGCCCGCCGTTCCCACTGCGCCACCAGTTTCTGACTTGCTGCCGAACGTCGCTGCATAGAGCGAACCGCAAGAAAGAGCGAACATGGCCACTGTAAAAGCCCACACGCCGGGAACCGTCCGGTACTTCACGTATTACCTTTCGTTTCCCGACGGGGAAACCTGGTGCGACCAATCCCCATTCGTCCACGAACTGAATTTCCAGCTGAAACAAACAGCGTTCCGAAATGACCCGAACAAATGCCGCGACCTTCTGATGAAGGGTGAGACCAAGTGGAAGGACCACAACGGGGTCGAACATCGCGTCGTAATCGAAGACGTGAAGCGTCAGCGAGTTTGGGGAACACGTAAACCAATTCAACCGCGCCGCAGGCGTCGGTAAGGGAGCCCCATGTCAGTCGAATCGTCTTCTTTCACGGCCACCATCACTTCGCCCGGCGCTGCCGCCGCGCTGCCGCCAAAGTCGAACATCCAAGCAGCACTCGCGAAGCTGGAAGGCAAAGAAACCCCAGCCGCGCCGCCCGCTGTGTCACAACCGAATGTGACACAAGCGCCCGTGGTTGACCCGAAAGCCGCAGTGGTCACGCCTGAACAGCCAGGTGACACAAAACCGGAAGATGCGACACAGCCGAAGGAACCCGAAAAGAAGGAAGACCCGCTGTCGCAACGCTTCGCGATGCTTGCGCGCCGCGAACAGGGCATCGTCAAGGCGCAGCAAGACCTGAAGGCGAAAGAAGCGGAGCTGGCCAAACGCGAAGAAACTTTGGGAAGTGCAGGCTCGCTGGAATCCCAGCGCAAAAAAGAAGTGGCCGAAAATCCACTGAAGGCACTAGAATATTACGGTGTCACGTACGAACAGCTGACAAACTTCATCCTTCAGGGGGAAAAAGCGACCCCCGAGATGACCGCTTCGAAAATCGTCGATGAAAAATTCGAAGCGTTCAAGAAGCAACAGGAAGAAGAAAAAGCTGCCGCTGCCGCCAAGGAACGCGAAGACCTTGAAAAACAGCATCAAGAAACCCTGGAACAGTTTCGAACGGATGTTCAGGATTTCGTAAAATCGCACAGTGAAGAATACGAGCTGATTAACCTGTACAACCAGGCACCACTCGTCATTTCGACCATCGAACAGCACTTCGAAGCCACTTCCAAGGACGGAAAGCCTGGGAAGATTCTAAGCTTTAAAGAAGCCGCCGACTTGGTTGAAAAATATTTGGAAGACGAAGCCATGAAAGCAATGGCGACAAAACGTCTTTCAGCGAAAGGCGCACCACAGCCTAAAGTGGACCCAGCGAAAGCTGGTGAAGCAGAAACTCCCGCGCAGCAACGCACACTAACAAATACAATGTCGTCGAGTGCCCCATCCCTGCTTTCGCCAAAGACGGAACAGGAAAGAATGGAACGAGCACTTGCGGCACTGACGCGCTGAAGCCGACAGTCCAATGGTGGCACTTTCGGTTTCTCTGCGAAGGGGAGACTAAATGTCTGCACTTTATCTTGATTTAACAGCCATGAATGCAGCTCTTAAAGAGCTGTACGACGGGCAAGTGGTTGAAAACCTGGTTTACGCTGACAATCCATTTTTGGCCATGGTGCCGAAGAAGACGGATTTCGGCGGTAAGTACAAGCCGATTCCAATCATCACTGGCGTTTCGCAGGGTCGGTCTTCGACCTTCTCGAACGCGCAAGGAAACCAAACCCCGGTTCAAATGGAATCCTTCCTGCTTACGCGGGCATCGGATTACTCCATTGCGACCATCGACAATCAGACCATGATGGCGTCCCGCACGGACAAGATGGCCTTCCTTGAAGGCTCTAAGCTTGTCATCGACGGCGCAATTCGGTCGCTGACGAATTCGCTCGCTTCGGCCTTGTTCCGAAACGGAACGGGTTCGATTGGTCAAATCTCTGGGTCGGTCACTTCAGGCGCGGTCACTTTGACCAACGCGGCTGACATCGTTCAGTTCGAAGTCGGTATGACTTTGAACGCAGCGCAGACTGACGGCGGAACCCTTGAATCTGGCGTCGGATACGTCATCAGCGTGAACCGCACTGCGGGCACTCTGGTTGTTTCGAACGTCGGTGTTGGCGGAGCTGCTGGAACACCCACTGGCTGGTCTTCGGGCGATTATCTTTTGGTTCAGGGCGACATAAACGCCAAAATCAAAGGTCTCGCGGCCTGGATTCCTTCGACCGCGCCTAGCGCAACGCCGTTCTTCGGTGTTGACCGCTCTGTCGACGTGACCCGCCTTGGCGGTGTCCGGTACGACGGTTCGGCACAAAGCATCGAAGAAGCCTTGATTGATGGCAGCTCGCTTCTCGCCCGCGAAGGCGGAAAGCCCGATGTCGCAATCACGACGTTTGCTTCGTACGCAGCGCTTGAAAAATCGCTGGGTTCGAAAGTGCAGTATGTCGACCTGAAGGGCCCTGCTGAAATTGCCTTCCGTGGCATCATGGTCAATGGAGCCAACTCCATGATTAAGGTGTTTCCGGACCGCAATCAGCTCGCCCAGACGGCGCACTTGCTTCAGATGAATACCTGGGCTTTGGAATCTCTGGGAGATGCCCCGCAGATTCTCCGGTACGGCGATGGTCTCGAAATGCTCCGCGTGTACAACGCTGACGCAGGCGAAGTCCGTTGCGGGTACTACGCGCAGCTCCGCACGAACGCACCCGGTTGGAATGCGTACGTCGGTCTTGGCGCTTAAGTCCTAAGCATGAATCGGGTCGGGGGCAATTGCGCTCCCGACCCCTTCTTGCTTCGGGGGGCTGAAGCAAGTCGAAAACCACACCATGGTCTTCGGACCTAAAGGGGCGTTTCAAATGGCAAACCGTTTATTTAATCAATTCGCTTTTTCTTTAGTGAAGGCAAAGGTCATGCTGTATGGCCAGGCGACCATCGGCGCTTCTGGCGCTGTCACTCTTTCCGCTGCAAACAGCAAGGGCATTGCAAGCATCACAAAAGAATCAGGCGATGGTCTGTATACCATCGTGTTGCAAGACACTTACCCGGCTTTGCTGGCGTTCAATGTGTCGACGCTTCTGGCGTCTGGACTTCCAGTGAACGTTTCGTATGCGATTAAATCGCAGACTGTTTCCACCGCCGCGACCAAAAACATCGTCATCCAATTCATGGGGCAAGACGGTGTTGCTGTTAATCCTGATTCGGGTGCGGTGCTTTATTTCCAAATTACCCTGAACAACAGTTCAGCAATCTAAAGGGGGGTATTTCGTGATTATCCCTGACAATAAAAAGGTGGCGACCGTCATCCTTTCTCGCATGGGAAAAGGCGAAGCTTCAGATGTTCCCGTAAAACCAGAAGCGGAGCTGGACCCAATGGATGAAGGGCTAAAGGCAGCCGCCGAAGAAGCCTTGGCAGCTGTAAAAAGCGGGTCCGCCCATGACTTCATGGTTGCGCTCCGCTCTTTCTTCGAACAGTGCGACGCAATGCCGCACGAAGAAGCAGGGGAAGAATAATTGGATTGGTCCCGGCGTTCCACGTGGAACGTCGGGATTGATTCCTTCCGGGGGATGCCATGTCGCTTGGCGTGATGACGCTTCTTCAATTACGAACCGCCGCCCAGCAGCGCGCGGACATGGTCAATTCGGCTTTCGTTTCCGACGCCGAATGGAATTCGTACATCAATCAATCGTATTACGAACTGTATGACCTGCTGGTCCAAAAATACGGGAACGATTACTTCGTCGCGAGCCCGTACACCATCACCACCGATGGAACGAACGACACGTACACTCTGCCGACTGACTTTTACAAGCTTCTGGGCGTCGACCTTCAGCTGGGCACCAGCCAGGATTCCTGGGTCACGCTGAAGCCTTTCAATTTCGCAGAACGGAACCGATACGCGGTGCCGAACCTTCAAAGCTTTTACGGTCTGACGAACATGCGGTACCGCCTGCGTGGGATGACCAAGCTTTGGCTGACGCCTTTCCCGGCTGGCGGTCAAAACCTTCGCCTGTGGTACGTGCCGCGTCTGACGGAGCTGTCCAGCGATGTTTCTGAAGCTGATGGCGTGTCCGGATGGACCGAATACATGATTTGCGACGCCGCGATGAAGGCGCTCCAGAAAGAAGAATCCGACGTGTCGGTTTTGATGGCTGAAAAGCAGGCGCTGATTGCGCGCATCGAAGCGGCTGCGGAGAATCGCGACCCCGGAAGCCCGATGACGGTGGCGGACACTCAAACCGCAAGCGACATGGATGGCTGGCCTGGTGGTGGCGGCGGTTGGGGCGGGTACTGATGATTCCGAAGCTTTCATTCATTCAGTCCGATGACCGGGTGGTGAACCTGGTCCAAGACCGGCTGATTAAAAGCCTGAACCCAGTGCTGAATAATCCCATCTTGGATGGGGTTCTTCTGGAATCTGTGTCTCTGGTCACGGGGTCCGACAATGTCGTGAACCACACGCTGGGTCGGCCTTTGGTCGGCTGGTTTGTCACGCGGCTGCGTGCTTCGGCCACGATTTACGATAAACAGGATGCCAATACCGGCACGCCGAATCTGACTTTGGTTTTGGTCAGCTCCGCAAACGTGACGGTGGACCTATATGTTTTCTAAGGGGGATTGAATGTCGACCACGCCTTACATGGGATTAGTTCTGCCGACGCCCACGGTGACTGCGGGTCCGGCTTACGCCACCCAGAACAATACAGCCTTCGGGACCATTGATTCCCATGACCACAGCACGGGCAAAGGGGTTCAGGTTCGCACGGCGGGACTGGCAATCGATGCCGACCTGACGATGGGCAATTACAACCTGACGAACATTCGCGCGGCGCGGATGACGAACAACGGGGCGGCACTTGCGCTGCCTGCTGACTTGACCTGCTTGTACGCGGCGGGCGGGAACCTGTATTACAACAATTCGACGGGTCAGCAGATTCAGCTGACTGCGGGCGGTGCGCTGAACGCATCTTCCATCGGGGGGATTGGCGGCGATTACGCGACATCCACCGCGTCGGTCTTTTACACGTCTTCGACCACTCTTTTCACTTTCAACCAGGATACGAACAACCGCGCTTTGATGGACCAGGGAGCGACCACGATTCGCGCCGCTGGCGTCAGCACGAACGGTGTCACCCTGAAGGCTCCCGCAGGTTTGGCGGCAAGCTATGAAGTGACGCTGCCGACCGCTGTTCCTTCCGCGACTGCTGCGGTCACGATGACCAGCGCAGGCGTTCTTTCGACTGTGGTCGGGGGATGGGTGCCGACCGGCGTGATGCTGGACTTCGGCGGGTCCGCCGCCCCCACGGGATACCTTCTTTGCGATGGCTCTGCAGTTTCTCGGTCCACATACGCAGCCCTTTTCGCGGTAATCGGAACCACGTTCGGAGCGGGTGACGGTTCGACCACATTCGCAGTGCCGGACTTCCGACGCCGGGTCGCTGTCGGCTCTGGCGGAACAAGTATTGGGTCACTGGCCAATACGACGGGGAGCACGGGCGGAAGTGAAGAAGTCACCCTGACCGCAGCGCAGTCCGGCCTTCCTTCTCATACTCACACCGCTTCGCAGGCAGCGCATACCCACTTGGCAACGGTCGGCGGCAACGGTGCTGACAACCAAGCCAGCACGCGCGCCTGGTCGGTGAACGGTTCGGGCTCTTACTTCAATTCACAGCAGATGACGAACGCCACGCCCGCCATCACGGTGGACGCGGTGTCTTCGGCTGCTGCGGCAAGCGCCCATAACAACCTCCAGCCGTCGCTGGTGGTCACGAAAATCATCAAAACCTGATGCCACTTCAGAAACAAAACTTTCCCATCGCCTTCGCGCAAGGGGTGGACACGAAATCCGACCCCAAGCAGGTGGTCATCGGGAAGCTTTTGTCTTTGGAAAATGGGGTCTTTCAATCCCAGAACCGAATCAAGAAGCGCAACGGGTACCAGGCGCTGGCTCGCACCGTCGAAGGAAGCAGCACTGCGCTGTCGACCGCTGTCGCGGCGATGACGTTCAAAAACGAACTGCTTCAGTTCAGCGGAACGCATCTGTATTCGTATTCGACCAGCACCCAGCGGTGGAACGACAAGGGGCAAGCGGTCAGCTGCGCGCTGTCCGTCACTCCCGTCGTTCGAAACACCTATGGGCAGACCGTTGCGGATTCCTGCCTTCACTCCAGCGGGCTGTATGCCTTTGCTTGGAACGACACGCGCGGCGGCGTGCGGTACTGCATCACCGATTCGACCACGGGTCAGGCCATCGTATCCGACCAGCTTCTGTCTTCGGTCGGCAGCTCCCCGCGCTGCGTGGCGCTGGGCTCTTTCATTCTGATTTTCTTTCTCGATAACACCGGCCACCGCGTGGTCTTCAAATACATTTCGGCAAACGCTCCGTCGGTTCTGTCGGCGGAAGTGGAAGTGGCGCTGAACCTGAACACGACGAACATTCCATACGACGTTTGCGTGATTTCAGAGCGTGCCTTCGTGTCTTGGAACACTTCGGATGGTGGCGGCGCAATCGCTGTCAGGTACGTGAACGCTTTCCTGACTGTGTCTTCCGCCTTGACTGTGTCCAGCGAAGTGGCGACCACCTGTCTGGGCGTTTTTGGCGATGCGACCAACAGCAATCTTTGGGTGGCGTATTACAACGGTACCAAGATTCGGTACTTCATCGCGAATTACAATCTGTCGACGACGCTGGTTAAATCAGCGACCGATGTTTTGACCGTTGCCGACATCGTTCAAATCACTGGCATCGTGACCAGCGTGAACAATGCGAAACTGTTTTACCAGAAGTCGGGCTCTGCCACTTACAACGCGCTGACGTATTACATCACCGTCACTTCGACGGGAACCATCGGCACGGCCACGATTCTTTTGCGCTCCGTGGGACTGGCATCAAAGCCGTTCTTGTATGGAAGCGTGAATTACATTCTGGTCACGTACGAAAGCACGCTTCAGCCGACGTACTTCCTGGTCGACGAAACAGGCTTCATCATCCTGAAGCTTGCCGCGAACAATGGCGGCGGCTTGCAGACTTCCGCCGCTTTGCCACAGGTGATTTCGACAGGAACCACGACGTTTTCGGTCCCGTACCTTTTGAAAGACCTTCTGACCACGGTTTCGGGGACCGTATACACGCAGACCGGCGTGCAGAACGCGACCTTCGATTTCGCAAATTCGAACACGTACCTTCGCACCGAAATGGCGAACAACCAGCACATTGCTGGCGGCATCCTGAACATGTACGACGGTGCGAACCTGGTCGAACACGGGTTCAACCTGTTCCCGGAAAACATTTCGAACGCAATTTCCACGACGACAGGCGCGATTGGCTCTGGAACGCGGCAGTATTTCGTTGTGTACCAGTGGACCGACAATCAGGGGCAGATTCATCGCTCCGCGCCCAGCATCGGTCTGTCGGTGACGAACGTGGCTGGGTCTTTGACCTTCACTGGGAATACCACAAACGGAAGCACGACGATTGCCAGCGTGTCTTCGACTTCTGGTCTTTTCGTCGGGCAAATCATCACGGGAACGAACATCCCGGCGAACACCACCATCACCGTGGTCGGTTCCACGACGCTGACCATCAGCAATGCTGCGACCGGAACGGCTGTTGGGACCACGTTCACCACGACGATGACGAACAAGAACACGCTGACCATTCCGACTTTGCGACTGACCGCGAAGCAGAATGCACGCAGCCCAGTTCAGATTGTCGTGTTTCGCACCCAGGATGGGCTGTCGGTTCCATACCAGATTTCAAGCATCTCCAGCCCGCTGTACAATGACCTGACCGTCGACAGCGTGACGTACGCCGACACAGCTCCAGATTCGACCATCGTCGGAAACCCGTTGCTGTACACGTACGGCGGCGTTCTTGAAAACATTTCTGCCCCTGCCGCAAGCCTGGTCAGCACGTACAAGAACCGCGTCGTGGTGGTTCCGTCGGAGAATCGGTCTTCGTACTGGTATTCGAAGGAAGTAATCCCTGGCGCGCCTGTGGAATTTTCCGATGTCCAGGTGGCGAACATCAACCAGCGCGGTGGCGACATCACGGCCATCTTCGAACTGGACGACAAGCTGATTCTTTGGAAGCAGCAGCTGATTTACGTCACGGCTTGGCAGGGTCCAGATGCGACCGGAAGCCAAAACGACGTGTCCGAACCGTCGCTGATTCCGACGGACACCGGGACCATCAATCCGCGCTCCATTGTTCTGACGCCGATTGGAATCATGTATCAGTCCGAGAAGGGGATTTACCTTCTGGACCGCTCGCTGAAGGTTTCGTACATCGGCGCAGATGTCGAAGCGTACAACAGCGAAACCATCACGGCGGCGGTGCTGGTCGCGAACACGAACCAGATTCGATTCACCACCGCTTCGGGAACGGCGCTGGTTTACGATTACCTGTTCCAACAGTGGTCCACCTTCACCGGCCACGCGGCTGTCGACGCAGTTTTGTTTGAGCGCGAATTCACTTACGTCAATCAGTTCGGCGTGGCGATGCAGGAAGACGATTCGGTTTTCACCGACGCAGGCGCATTCATCCCGCTGCGGCTGCATACGTCGTGGCTGTCTTTGGCTGGGCTCCAGGGCTTCCAGCGCGCTTACCACTTCCTGCTTCTGGGCGAGTACAAGTCACCGCACCAGCTGCTGGTCAAAGTGGCTTACGATTTCAATGATTCGTTCACGCAGGAAAATTACATCGACGCGACGGAGCTGTGTGATTTCCCGGCTTACGGTGACGATGACACCTATGGCGAAACTGACCCGTACGGCGGAGAGTACCCGCAGTACCAGTTTCGGGTGAATCTGGAGCGGCAGAAATGCCAGGCCATCAAGGTGTCGCTGGAAGACGTGCAAAGCACGGACATCGGCGAAGGATTCAATATTTCGAACATCTGCATTCGTGCAGGCGTGAAGCAGGGCACAAACAAGCTGGGTTCCAGCAGGGTGGTTTGATGCGCCGGTTCAAGGGGAGTGACTGCCCGCAGATTCTGGAGTGGTACCGCGCGCGCGGCATCACGCCGATGGCAGGGGGAAGTCTTCCAGAAATCGGCTATATTATTCCTGGGGTCGCTGCTGGTTTTTTGATGCAGACCGACACAGCCCTGGCCTTAATTGATGGACTGATTGCAAATCCCGCCGTCGCAGATGACGCGCGGGATGGTGCTTTGGACCAAGTGGTGGCAGCTGTCCTAAAGACTGCGAGCGAATTGGGTTACACGCACATTGGCGGATTCACGAAACTGCCTGTGGTCGCGCAAAGAGCGAAGCGGCACGGGTTCAAGGTGGTCGGTGAATTCACTATGGTCATCAAGGGGGATTGATGGGCTTCTTACTGGATGTTTTCGGCGGCAAAAACAATTATTCCGTCGATGAAAAGAGCCTGCCGGAAGGCGTTCAAGGAACAGATTACAGCCAGGCGATTCAAGGCGCTCTGGGTGGATTGCCGCAGGGCGGAACGCCGGGCGCGCAAGACCAGCTGATTGCAGCACTTCAGAGCCAATTGAATGGCACTGGTCAGAGCGTCGCGCAAAACCAATTGAATCAGGCGACCCAGCAGAACCAGCTTCAAACCGCTGGGCAGCTGGCTTCTGTTCGTGGGATGAATCCCGCGACTGCCGCGCGATTGATTGCCCAGAACCAAGCCATGCAGCAACAGCAGGCTGCTGGTCAGGGTGGTCTGCTTCGCGCGCAAGAAACCCAAAACAACCTAAGTGGTCTTTCCACTGCGCTGATGAATCAGGGGACTTTGAATTACGCAAACCAGAACGCCACGACGAATCGAATCGGCACGCTGGGTGGTTTGCAGGGAGCGCAGAACAATCTGCTGCTGAATAACAAACTGGGCTCCGCGCAAATCAATGCGGGTGTCGCAGCTGCGAACCAGAAAGCTGCCAATGACCTGACGGGCGGAATCCTGGGCGGCTTGGCTTCGGCGGGAGCTGCTGCGGTCGGAGCGAACAAGGGTGGCCAGGCGCTGCACGGCGGATTCGCCGGAACCCAGGGTGACTTCACTTCGAACCAGGGTGTCATGTACGCCGACGATGGCGGAGTGGTTCCTGGAACTGCGACGATGCCAGGCGACCACCCGGCAAACGACAAGGTCCCGGCGATGCTGTCCCCTGGTGAAGTGGTGGTCCCGCGCAGCAAGGCGCAAGACCCTGCGAAAGCCGCTGAATTCATCAAAACGCTGCAAGCCCAGAAAAAGGCCAAAGGCCGGACTGGCGGGTACGGCGATGTCTTGGCGTCGCAGCGCGAGCTGCATGACCGGCTCGCCATTCTCGAAATGGCGTGCGGCGGAATGGTTCCAGGGATGGCAAACGGTGGACAGGTTCAACCGCCCCCGCCGCCCCCTGCGCAGTCCGTGCAAGACAGCTTCCTAAGTAATCTGGGCGCTGCGTATCTGAAAACCCGGATGAATCGACAGGCGGGTGCGTAATGGCAGAAAAGAAGCTTCTGAATTTCGAAGATTTCAAACTGGCGGGCGAAAGCGAACACGCCTATGACATCCTTCACCCGGAAGGTTCCACGTTCCAGGTGGCAAAGAAGGGTTTGAACGAAGACCTGTTGGGTCGCATTGCCAGCATGCCTTCGGTCGCACCGCCGCCGACACCTGCCACCCCTGGACCTGTTGCGCCTGACCCAGTGGCAGCCGCCGCCACACCGAACCCTGTTTTTGAATCGGTGATGAATGCGGAAATCGAAAAGTATCGCCCGAAAATCTATGACCCTGTGACTGGCCAGACCCACTTAGGGGAACCGCACCCGAACGTGCTCCAGGGCATCAAAGACCGGGTCACGAACGATTACGCAAATTACCAGAAGGCAATCGCCGACCCCTTGCACACGTCCCCGATGGCGCTGGAAAACCTGAAGGCGCAATTCAGGGCTCCCGCTTTGAAGGGAACGCTGGCTGATGCCACAGGTGGCGCGTTGCCACCTGGGGACCACTCTGCTGGACCGCTTCAGGCTGGGCAGATGGTTCCTGAAGGCGACCTTGGAATTTCTGCCACAGCGGGCAAGGCGCAAGCTGCGCCGGGTGCCGTGCCGAATCCAGACGCTGCACAGAATTCAGCCTTCGCGCTCCAGCGCCAGGGCATCTTGGGGGCAGCGAAAGCCCAGCAGGATGCCGCCACTGCGCAAGCCGATGCGTACAAGGCGCAGGAAGAACGCCTGAAGGCTGCGGCTGACGATTACAAGGCAAACCGGGAACGCTTGGACGGGGAAAACGCGAAGCTGTACCAGGATGTCTTAGATGACAAGATTGAACCGGGTCGCTTCATGGCGAACCTGTCCACTGGAAACAAGATTCTGGCTGGCATCTCGCTGGTACTCGGCGGGGCTGGCGGTGGTCTGAATGGCAGCGGGCGCAATACCGCCATGGAAGTGCTCCAGAAGACCATCGACCAAGACATTGAAGCCCAGAAGGCGAATCTAGGAAAGAAGCAGTCGCTTTTGACCCAGAACCTTCAGAAAACGCGCGACCTTCAGGAAGCTGAAGCCATGACCCGGTCCCAAATCATGGCCATGACTTCCGCGCAGGTTGAACGCGCCAAAGCTTCCGCATCTGGTCCGCTGGCGAAAGCCCAGGCCGACCAGCTGTTGGGAGTTTTGAAGGTCGAACAGTCCAAGGCGAACGAAGCTGCCGCCCAGCGGGCTGCGATTCGAAAGCTGGGTCAGGGGAATTTGGAAGGGATTAACCCGGAAGAACTGCGCGCCACAGGAAACCCGCAGCTGACTGACGCTGCTGACCGAATGATTCGGCTGCCAAGCGGCAAACAGCGCCTTGCAAACCGCAAGGAAGACGTAAAAGACCTGACCGATAAAATCGCGACCGTTCAGCCGATTTACGATGGATTGACCCGGCTGTCGAAGTACGGGCCAGCCGACATGCTGGACCCCAAGAAAAGGGAACAGGTCGATTTCATTCGCCAGGCGCTGGCTGTGTCGCTGAAGAAAAACACCGAACTGAATCGGATGTTTGCTTCGGCTGGCAAAGAAGGCGACGGGTTCAATTTGATGGACCTGATTGAGAATCCGAAAGAGTTTCGAAACATTTTCGGGGAATCTGGGAAAGTCGAGCTGCTGCGAAATTACGTGGAAGACACGCTGAACGCGGAGCTGAACGCAAAGCTTTCTGGCGGGTACCAGAAATACACCCCGCCCAGCGTCAAAGGGTACGTGGCCAATCAGCAGAAAGAGAAAAACTAAGTGCCGCTTCTGATTAACAGTCAGACCCGCGTCGCGGAGAATCTGCCAGCTGAAGAAGCGCAGGCTGCGTTCCTTTCTGGGTCGCACAATCTGCCGCGTTCCAATCCCATTGCCATGTTCGACCCACGGGGCGAGCTGGTCACGGTGGACCCGTCGGAAGTCCATGCCGCGATTACGCAAGGGGAGTACCGGCTTGCGGGTGACGATGAAGTCAAAAATTTCGAAAACCAGCAGAAATACGGTGAAGGACTTGGAAACACCGCAAAAGCATTCGGAGAAGGCGCGCTTCGCGGCGCTTCTTTTGGCCTGTCAGACGCTGCACTTCCCGCCCTGGGAATCACCAGCACGGAAGCTGTCAAAGAGCGCAAAGAACGTAATCCAATCTCTGCCGGGATTGGGAATATCACTGGTGTCGGGGCTTCGCTTTTGCTTGCGCCCGAAGCGTCGCTCCCCGGCCTTGTATCGAAGGGTGGCATTGCTGCGTCAAAGGCGTCAGCGCCCCTAGTCGCGAATCTCGCCACACGCGGTGCTGCTGCAAAGATTGTTGCTGGCGCGGTCCCCACTGCCATCGGTTCCTTTGGGGAAGGGCTCGCGTACGGGACCGGCGAAGTTCTTTCTGAAGCTTTTTTGGGTGACCCTGAACTGACTGCGCAGCGAGCTGCCGCCCAGATTGGTCTGTCGGGTGTCGCGGGCGGTGCGCTGGGTGCAATGTTTGGGGGTGGAAGTGCTCTGTTCAGCAAGGGAGCCAAAGCCGCGACCGAAGCGGCGGGAGAAGCTGTCGCTGGCGAAGCGGGCGGCCTTGCTGGAGCTGGCCTTGGCGGCGGAGCCATCGACGAAATGCTGGTCGCGCAGAACGCAAAAAAGACCCTGATGGAAGGTCTGACGGAGCTGAAGAAGAACGCTCCCGACATCGTAAAAGCAGCTGAAGACATCGGCGCTCCAGTGCTCCCCGGTCAATTGGTCGAAGGAAAGCACTTGCAGCGGTACCATGGTTTGCTGATGGATGGACCGACCCCCATCGCTGTCGCAGAACAAAAAACTGCGCATGAAGGGTACAAGAAAGCCGAAGCGGCTGTAATCGAAGCCTTGGATGGGACCACCACGAAATCGGCTGCCGAAGTCGGGAACGAAATCAAACAGACCCTGACCAGCAAACTTCAGCAGCAGGCCGAACCGATTGAAGGCATCTATGACCAGCTCCGCCTGGAGTACGGGGAAATCCCCCTGTCTGAACGCGGCGTGAAGCAGGTCGCCAAAAACATTCTGAACCTGGATGGCGTGAACCTGTCTGCCAGCTCCGCCGAAGCCAAGCTTGCGCGCAACGTCGCCAAGGAATTGCAGAAGCTGGAAACCGTGGACCAGGTCCGTGCGTACAAGGCGGTGATGAATCGCTCTGGAGCGCCGGAAACGCGGTACATCCGTGGTCGGATTGCTGAAAAGCTGGATGACCTGGAAGAATCGACCATCGTTCGCTTGGCAAAAGAAGCCGGTCGCACGCCCGAAGAAAAGCAGCATCTGCTGGGTCTTTTGGACCTGCACGATGCTGCGAAAGTCCAGTACAAGGAATTCCGTTCGACGATGGAAGAACTGGGCGCGGTGCTGGGCAAGAAAAAGATTTACGGCAAGCAAGACTTCTTGGATTTTATCGACGGATTAACCCCGGAAACGATTGCGAAGAAGCTGTATGCCAAGGGGAATTCTGAATTCCTAAGCTTCTTCAAAACGCAGTTCCCGGAAGAAATGAATCAGCTGCTTGCGCTGGAGCGGTCGAAGGTTTTGAATGCCGCCACAAAAGATGGCGTGGTTAACACGAAAAAGGTCTTCAGTGAAATGGATGCACTTAGTCCAGAGCTGAAGAAGATTATTTTTTCGCCGGAACAGCTGCGCAAGATGAATTCCGCAAAGACGTACATCGAAGCGTTTCCTGGTCCAATCAATCCGCCGAATACGTCGACAGCCGAAGCGTACCGTCGTTTTTTGACGAATCCATTTTCTGCTTCCGCAGAAACAGCCAGGGATTTCGCCATCAAACACGCTTTGAATCTCGCTGCAAAAACAGGCGATGCCGAAGGGGCTCGCCGGGTTCAGACATTGGTTTCACTGGAGCGCGCGGCAAACAAAACCCTTCGCGCCATTCAGACGGGGACCAAGAAGGCTTTCGATTCGAATACTCTGCCGGGATACTTGGGGGCGAAGTCCGCCAAGAAGCTTCTTCCCAAGATGGAAGACACCCAGGAAGACACGGTCAAAACGTACAAGGCGAACGTCAGCCGCATCGCCAAGATGTCAGACAATCCCGTGGGGCTTTTGGACCAGATGGAAAAGAGCACGGCTTCCGTGTACCCGGTCGCGCCGAAGGTGACTGCCGGATTCCACAACGTCACCGTTGCCGCAGTGAATTTTCTCGCTTCCAAGATTCCAAAGCCGCCCGTTCCACCCAAGCCGCTTTCGCCGGTCTGGGTTCCCAGCCGTACCGAAATGGCGAAATTCAATCGGTATGTCGATGTGGTGGAACAGCCGCTGGATGTTTTGAAGCAGATTCGATTTGGGTCGCTGACCAAAGAAAGCGTCGAAGCAATCGCCACGGTTTACCCGTCGCTGTACCAGGAAATGAAGCAAGAATTCATGACACGGGTGACAGAGACAAACCGGGTGGTGCCGTACAAGATGAAGATGATGCTGTCGCTTTTCATGGGCGAAGACATGGACCAGAGCACGGTCGGGTCTTCCATCGTGGCGAACCAGGCCATCATCAATTCGAATTCGCAAAAGTCCGACGCTCCCAGCAATGGAGCTGGGAAGGTCGGACCGTCGCAAAGTGGTTTAGGTAAATTGGACGTGTCGGGGCGGGCGCTGACCCCGATGCAGACCACGGCAAACCGAAAGGCATAGGGGGAATCAATGAGTGGACGTAAGGACGTTTTGTTTCCGTTTACACTGGTCGCAGCCGTATCGATGGGTGGCGACATCACGTCGACGCCAATCGACGTGCAAAACATCGACAATGTGGGATTGCAGGTCAGCTGGACCAGCGCCAATGCCATCGGCGTGATTTCGGTTCAGGGCTCGCTGGATTACAAGCCCACGAACCCGCCGACTGCTGGAACCTGGTACGATTTGACGTTCGACCCAGCTCTTACGCAGCCCGCGAGCGACAATGGCGGGTACCTGATTAATTTGAACCAGGTCCCGTACACCTGGCTTCGACTGAAGTACACCCGCACGTCGGGAACTGGGACTTTGACCGCGTACGCTTGCGGGAAAATGGTCTAAGGGGGATTCGTGGCAGAGTATCGCTGGCCGCAGCCGTCGACAAATTCGGTGGTCGGGCAAGAATTCAAATGGCCGACCAAAGGCACCCCCACGCCGCCAGCATGGAACCCGCTGGATGAAAATCCTTTGGTTTGGTTCCGCGCGGACACGCTGACCCAGTCAGCAGGCGTGGTCACGTCTTGGACCGATAAAAGCGGCAACGGATACAACGCCACTCCGACGAACAGCCCGACCGTTGTTTCGGGTGTTTTGAATGGCCAGCCTGTGGTGCGCTTCGTTTCTGCCAGCACGCAGTACCTGACCTTCGGTGGTTCGACCACCTTCCGAACCAAGAATGACCCGCTGACCTTCGTCATCGTCGCAAAACTTGCTTCAGCACTGGGCTCTGGGGTGTTCCAGGTTCTGTTCTGCGCGGGCTCCGACATGGCTGGGGGCATAGCTGGCGGCTGGCACGGGTACGCAAACTTCGCAAATAATGCCGGGTACCCGGCGCTGTTCTTCGCTGGTGGCCAGGCTTCGCCAAATACTGTGGTCGGTGTCAGTGGATTTGATTACAGCTCCGATTTCTTCGGTTTGACCACCACATACGACGGAACTGGAAACTTTTCCGACTCGACCAAGTGGCAAGTCTTCAAAGACAATGTCGCGCAGACGGTGGCAAATGCAGCCGGAACCGCGAACACGTCGACGATTCAGAGCCACATTGCTGCTTGGCTTCCGCCTGGTTCGGAGCTGTGTCCAGATGCCGACATCGCCGAAATAATTTTATTCCCAAGCGTCTTTGATTCGACCGCGCTGGGGAATCTTCACGGGTACTTGTTTGGTCGCTATGGAAAGGGATAAAAAATGCGTTTCGCAAATGAAGCACTGATTTCTGGAGCTGATGCGTCAGCAAATCAAACCAGCGCAGCGTTTGATTCTTCTTACGTCATGGCCGGGTCAGTTCAGGCTGTGACGACGGGAGCCACGGCGGCTGGAACCTTGAAGGTTCAGGCGTCCAATGACATGCCACTCCCTGGTCGCGCACCCACAAACTGGTTCGACGTGACTGGGCTTTCTGTGGCGATTGCCGCACCAGGTGTCGCAGCGATTCCGAAATTCGATGTCTGTTACCAGTGGCTTCGGCTGGTCTTCACCCAAAGCGGTGGCGCAAATGATGGGCTGATTACCGCGACCATCAAAAGCATCGGGTTCTGATGAATCTTCTGACGGTCGAATACCTGCGCCGATTCGTCGGCACCCGGTACACCTGGGAAGGGAACAATCCCGTCGCGGGGTTCGACTGTTCGGGGCTGATTTGCGAAGGGCTGAAGTTTGCGAGCCTGATTAAGGGGCACGAAGACTTTTCGTCGCATAGCCTATACCAGCGGTACCGGGACATCTGCGAACCGCAGACCGCGCCATACATCCCCGGCACGCTGCTGTTCTTCGGCCAAAAACTGAAGGTGGTTCACATTGCGATGGCGTCGACACCGTTCCACATGATTGAAGCGGGCGGCGGGAACGAAAACACGGTCACGGAGATTCAGGCGGCAGCGCGAAATGCATTCGTGCGGGAACGCCCCATTACGAACCGGACCGACTTCGTGGCGGCTTTTTACCCGCCGTACATCGAAGTCAAAGCCCGCAGCCTTTGAGAATCAGGATTGCGTCTTCCAGGGATTTGATGACGTGGTATTCGTGACCCACTCCGTGCAGCTCCGCTTCGAACGCTTCTTGCGATTCGCTTTGGCTCCCGGTCGGTGACTTCAGCTCCCAGCACATCATCGGACCATTCTTGACCCAAACCAAAAGGTCGGGGAGCCCTTCCATATCGCGGTTCTTCGTGAAGACGATTTTCCCGCGAATGTTTCGCAGCTTCGCACCGACATTTAATCGACGGAAAACCAGTCTTCCACGGCCTTCATGAATCTGAAGCAAGTCTTTCACCTGCCGCAGTACGTCACTTTCCAGCACTTTGATTTCTGCCACGGCGCACCCCCAATCCAAAAATAGCTGTGCTACTATTTCACACCGGGGGTGGTTCAATGAAAAAGTTTTCCAATTTGATTTTCGTTCTTCCTTTTTTGATGGTGGCAGCCGTCTGTTTCGCTGAAGTGGACGTGACGCCGGTCGACACAGCTTCCTTCTTCGCGCAGGTCTTCGCTTTCATCGGAAAGCTTGCCAGCTGGAAGACGGCGGTGGTCGGACTGGTCGCCTTGGGGACGGTGTTCTTCCGCACACAGTGGGGAACCAGCGTTGCGGGCATTTGGACACTCGCTGTCGTGTACGGCCTTTCGGCGGTCGGGATGGCCTTGGATGCCCTGGTGAATGGCGGAACGCTCGCTGGAGTTTTGGCGAATGCCGCGATTACGGGTGCCGCCCTTAACTCGCTGAACGAAGTTTTGAAGCACGTTTCGGAACTGTTCAAACCCAAGACGCCCTGATGGACCTAAACAAAGCGGTCATCCAGGCGCTTTTACAGCTTGGGATAAAACTTCTGGGTCTCGCCATCCCCTGGCTGGGAACCCTGCTGGGCGGTCCACTCGGATGGCTTGCAGGGTTTGCCATTTCGTGGCTGTCTGGCCTGGTTTACGATTTGGTCGCCAGATACGCGCGGCTGAAGGCGGTGGATGCCGCCGTCGAAAAACAGGTGGCTGACGCGAAGACCGCGACCGATGCCCTGAAGCTGGTCCAAAGCAACGCGCAGGCGACTGCGCAGGAACGGGAGAAGGCACTTGCGGATTTCAAAGCTGCTGTTCGGGCTCTTACTAAGTTTGACGGCTTGCACAAAGATTCAAATTAAGGACATGCCGGTCTATTGGGACGCTGGTCCCGATGGAGCGGTGGTGGCCAATTTGCTTTCAGACACAGAAGCAACGCTCCCGAAAGAACAATGGGACAAAGAACGCTTTGGCATGGGGTGCATCTCGCAATCTGATTACGGCTGGTTGAAAGCCACGCTGGAAAAGCTGTGCGGAGAATTGCCAAAGTTTTGCACTTACGAAACGAAGCAGGCGATGAAGAAATTTTTCGCCCGCAGCGAACGAATTTCTTCTCGATTGAAGCACTGACGGAATAAACTGTTTTTTGGGTTGGGGGCTCCTATGAAATCACTGGTCTTTCTTTTACTGACGGTACTGGCTTGCCCGATTGGGTTCGCCGACACGCATAGTCATTCAGAAGCTGGGGTGCATTCGGCCAAATGTGACTGCCCGCCTGATTGCCACTGCAAAAAGCCGGGCGGAACCTGCCCTGCCAATGGACCTTGCGTCGAAGGCTGCAAGTGCGACGCGATGAAGGCGGAGCCACCCACGTATCAAGCTGACCCCACGCAGGTCGGCAAATACGAAACCGGGTATGTGAAGCCGCTGACCTTTGAACAGCACAAAGCCAAGGCGGAGCTGGACGCGCTCGCGGCTTCTGGTGAACTGACTTACGATTACGACGTTTCTCAAATCGGAAAATACGCGACGGGATACGTGAAGCCCCTGACCGTGAAGTCCGCCAAAACCCTGTATCACCACATGCAGGCAGCGGAAGCCGCGCACAAACAAATCGACTTTCGGGACATTCTGAAAAACCAAACCCCTGGCGTTTTGAATCAGGGCAGCTGTGGTTCTTGCGTGGTCTTCAGCTTCACGGCGAACGCCCAGTGGTCGATGTCACTTCGTGGGTTTGCCGACCTTCCGATTCTTTCGCCACAGCATTTGATGAATTGCGGTGGACCCGCTGGTCAGTGCAGCGGTGATTACGGCGAGCGCGTGGCGCAGCGCCTGGTCACTTTGGGAAGCTTGGTCGCGGAGAAGGAATACCCGTACACCGCCCGGACTTCGAAGTGCAAAGACACCGACGGGATGGAGCGGTATGGACAGTTCCAAGAATGGAAGACCATCTCTGGTTCCTTTCAGTCGATTGTCGAAGCTTTGAACGCTCGCCAGCCGGTCAGCGTCGGGGTGGCGGCAGATGGTCGGTTTTCATCGTATCGCTCTGGCGTGTACAACGGCTTTGGCTCCATGGGCACGAACCATTACGTTTTGGCGGTGGGCGCAAGCTGCGGCTCCAGCGTCGATTCCGATGGCAATTGCCAGTTCAATGCCAAAGGCCAGCTGGTCAATGGGAACCACGAAGCCATCATCCACATTCTCAATTCCTGGGGAGAAACCTGGGGTGACAATGGATACATCGCGATGCAGTTCGAAAACAAGCAGGGTCGCCGGAACAATAACATTGCAGGTGGTGACGGCAACGCGCAGGTCATCGACACGGGGCTCCCGTGGACCCCGCCCGAACCCGTCACGTTCCCGATGTCTTCTGTCCAAATGGACCTGCTGATTACCGTGAATCCGAAATCGGTAATGTCGGTGGAATCGGTGAAGGTTTCGGTCAAGAAGGCATTGGATGCCATCGACAAGGCGGTCGGGCTGTGAAATGGGCTTTGATTCTTCTTTTCTTGGGGGTCCCGGCGCTTGGCATCTATGACGTGGGTGATGCGCCGGGGAATACCTGCTGGACGGACCTGAATGCCAAGAAGGTCTGTCTGGCAGATGCACCGAAAGCCGGATTCGCAAGCGTTCTGCTGTTCAATGCCGGGTGGTGCGGACCGTGTAATGCGGAATTCAAAGAGCTGGTTCCTGCGATGGAGAAATTCGCTGGCAAGCCCGTGGTCTTCATCAGCCTTTCTTCCGACGGGTACGGCGGGGGCGGCGGTGCAGACCAGAAGTTTCTCCAGTCTTGGGATGCCAAATTCGGCATGGGCAAAGCGAAGGCTTCTTGGGTGGTCGCGGCTTCTCCGCGCAACGCCGGGAACGATTACTTCAAAAGCCCATCAATTCCGAACGTCGTAATTCTGGACGCCAGCGGTAAGGTTTACTGGAAAGCGATTGCGCCTGGGGTGCGTGCGATTGCTGCAAAGGTTGAATCTGTTTTGAAACCGTAAGGGGGCTGTATGCGTATTTTCTTGATTGGTCTTTTTCTTCTGGCGGCTTGCGGCGGCAAAGGTCCGACGCCGGTCCCGCCTGTTCCCGCTGATTCGTTCGTAATCGATTACCCTGCTGGTATTTGCCCTGGGAAGCCGGAATGCATCCACGTGGAAGGCAAATTGAAGCCGGGTGCGAAGGTCACTGTGGAACAAGCCAAGATGATGATTCTGTTCGCCATCAGCGGTTCCAAATAATTCCAATGCGGGGTCACTGGCTGTGGAAGGAATCGAGTTTCAACAGGTCATAGCATGGGTCTTTTACGGGACCATTACGGCGCTGGGCGGCGTGCTGACCTTCACGATTCGAAATCTGGACCAAGGCGTCAGTGAACTGAACGTGAAAATCGCGACGGTCATCGAAAAGACCATGAATCACGAAAAGGAACTGGGTCGGCACGAAAGCCGAATCGAGTTTCTGGAGCGTCGTTCCAAAGAACACCGAACCTAGAGCGGTTCGGTTTTGTTCGCAAGAATTTCCAAGGTCAATTCAGCGGCGAGTGTATGCATCATCCCATTGATGAAAAGCAGGTTCACGCCCTGTTCGATGGACTTCATCCTGACCACCTGCTGTGAACTGAAGATGATTTGAATGAATCCGGCCTGTGGGACATCGTCGGCTTCGGACACGATTTTAATCGCGTCGTTCAGCATCTCGACGTACTTGGCGCGGCGTTCTTCGACGGTCTGCATTCTCTGACTATTTCATCACAGTTTGAATTCGTCCACCCGTTGGCGCAGCTCCCAAATCAGCTGGTCAATTTCAGACCGTTTGACCACGTGCGCGGGGCTCCAGTTTGAATACAAATTCGCGTCTAAGTGAAAGAACGAACCAGCGGGGGAAGTCCACTGCATGGTCGACGCACCCTGAATCTGTTGCGCGTGGCGTCCGTTGCCACTGGTGTCGGTCCACTGCATCGTCGACTGACCCTGAATCAGCGCCTGTTGCATGGACTGCTGAATGGTCAGCGGTTGCTGCTGGAGCATTTGAAGGGCAGCGCCCGAATGGAACTGCTGGTTTATCGCATTCGCGGCATCGCGCATTTCCGCTGAAGTGCACGCAAACCAGCTTTGATGCTGGCAATCCCGCTTCCCACAGTTTTCGCACTTGGGTTTCATCGTGAGATTGAAGCAGTCCATTCCCATGGTGTTACATCCTGAAGCTGTCGACGCGGGCGTGCAGCTCCGCAATCATTTCTTCGATTTCCCCATGAAGCGTCCAAAGCTTGCAAACGAATTCCGTTCGGCACGGCTTTGTTTCAGTCCAATCTGGTTTGAAGCCGCCAGAATGAAGAATCGTCACCGGCCTTGCGCATTCGTACACCCGCAGCTTGTCATCAATCGACCGAACAAACCGCAGACCTGCTTCGTTCCCGCAAGTCGGACACCTGGGGAGCCATCTCCCCCGCGCCATTACTTCGCGTCTTCGGTGGTGGTCCCGGTCAGAACCTTCACCTTCGTTTCGGCGTTGTTCCGGGGCATGCCTTCAATCATCTTCAGCGCCAAATCGCGCGTGAATTGCGTCGATACATTGCCCTGTTCGTGCAGCTTGGTCATCGATTCAGACAGCTTGTCGTAATACTCTTTGTTCAGTTTTTCGACGCGCTGGTTGTATTTCGATTCCGCATCCAGCTCCGCCTTCTTGATGCGCTGTTCGGAATCCAGCTTGGTCAGTGTCAAAACTTCTTTGAGTTTGATTTCGTGTTCGTCTTTGAGCTGCTTTTCGGTGCGCTTCTTGTCTTCTTCCCAGTGCTTCTTCTCGCGCGCGATTTCGGCCTTCATTTCCTGAATTTCCAGCTGGTGCTGGTGTTTGATTTCGGCCAGTTCGGTGCGCAGTTTGTGTGTGAACAGTCTTTGAAACACGGATTACCCCTTTTGGTTTTTTTCTTGGATTCGTTTCAGATTCAATTCAGCTGTTTTGTTCAGGTAAATCGCCTTGGCTTCATCACTATAGAATTCCACTTCGATTCTAAAGTGTGGCAGTTCGTCGCCACCTTCTTCACCGACGACGTGCATTAGTTCGGCAATCGCAATAACGTCTTTGGCGCAGGCATGGCTGACCTTCGGCTGTCGTTTAAGTATGTCTTCAATTCTTGGCTCTGGCTTCTTCAGCCCCTTGAAAGCCCTTCCCTTGATTCCCATTACCGTTTTCCTTTCAGGATTTCGTAAACTCTTTCGGCTCGCTTTTTCCCCTGCATCGCGTCTGCGGAGTACACCCCCGGAAGGGCTTCACGCAAGGCACGCACCAGCAACAGGTAATCAGAAACCAATTCAGCGTAATCGTCATCGGGTGGATTGTTTTCGATTTCCACCATCAAATCATCCAATTCTTTCATGCGACCTTCCCTTTTTTGAAGTGCTCTGCCATCGCCTGGCGAAGCAGAAGGCTTGCATCAACCTTCGTATTCTTCTTGAACGCCGCTGCGATGTCCGCCACCGCCTGAAGCGAAAACTTCTGGCGCGGGGGCAATCGATACGCTGCGACAATCGGCCACTTCGATTCCGTCCCGACCAGCAATTTTATGTAATCCATTTTCCGGTTCACGAAAACGACGCAGTTTCCGCGCGGAATCTTCACCGGGTCAATCCCGAAATCGCTCGCCAAAGACATCAGCCCTTCGTGCATCCGACTTAGGGTCACGTTCAAAACCACCTGTACAACGCTGAACGCTTCCTTCGGACCAGGTCGGACCTGGGTCTTTGGAATCAGCGGAAGCATTTCGACCAGTTTCAGTTTAGCCACGGAACACCCCGCCCAGACCCGTCACGATTTCGCGAATCGCTTCGGTGTTTCCCTTCAAAACCACAACGCTGATTGTCGAAGATTCCGTCGGAATGGTGACATTCATCAGCTGCGGCACGCTGCGCTTCGTGTACGGCTTGCGCTTCTTCCCAGCGGCTTTGCCAGCCTGGTACGCCTTGGAAATTCCAAGCGCACGGCGGCGGTACGTGTAAAAGGACGTGATTGGGAATTTCATCCGCTTGCACGCTTCGACCGAAGTAATTCCTTCGGCCACCTTGAATTTTTCAACGGCTAGAACTTTTTCTCTTAATTCTTCGGTCATCAGTCACCTTCTTTTCCCTGACAGACAGGTCAGGGGATTCTGTCGTGGCACGGAGCCACGTGTCGAACACCGCCACGCCATCCGGTCCAATGCGCGATTCAATGGTCAATCGAAGCGCCAGAAGCCGCTTGTCGAGATTCCAGTGACGCACGCCATCGGTGGTGATGACGGTGAATTCAAGTCGGACCCGTTTCCTGGTGATTTTCATGATTTGATGGCGTCCAAAAATTTATCCCACGCAGCAATGCACGCGCTGATTCCATCGCGAAAACCCAAAGCGTGCTGTTCGTCGCGTTCGTATTGTTCTTTCAGGGCTGAATTTGCAGGGGCAATTCCGCAAGCCGCAGACGTGGCGTCCAGGTCTTTTTGCGCGGTGGCAAGTTTTGCCAGAAGGATTGGTCGGAACGATTCTTTCACTCAAAACTCCATGGGGTCTGATTCGCTCTTTCCCCGATTCGGCTGAACCTGCCCCAAACGGGGGAATCGCGCAAGTGTAAAAACTTTGGACAGTGTAAATGCCTGTAAACCCTTAACTCATAGGGCTTCACAGCCTGACGCGGTGCGTGGTATACTTAAGGGGTGGAAAGAAGGTTCCAGATGAAAGCCTTACTGATTGCCCTTTTGGTTTTGACTGCGTGCGGGAAGGCTCCCGAATTGCCCGTTTCGCCCGCTGCGGCGAATTCGCCAGACACCCAAGCCGAACCCCAGGTGGTGGTGGCTCCCGTGGTCGATGACCCCGCGCCCGAAGCTGAACCCACGTTCAAGGTCACGTTCAAATTTCAGTACATCACGGGAATCGAGTACCGGGGGAACCGCAATCAAATCTGGTGGTACACATACAGTGAATGCGACCAGGTTCGGTACATGACCGATGCGGAGATGGACACGCTGGAAGCTGATTACAGCATGGATGGATGCGTGCTTTCGGCGGAAGTCCGTTCAGAAGCCTTCATCATGGATTGCAATATGGCTGAAAAAACATCGCTGCCGTACGCGGATGTCAGCTTTTGCGAATGGACCGTGCCGTACGGTACCGCTGCGCAATAAATCCTTGCAAACCCGCGCCAGTCCTGCAAGAAGGGGCACGTCCAACAGCGAAAGGATGCCCATGCAAAGCGAAACACTCAAAGAACTGGCAGCCGCAATGGCCAAAGCCCAGTCCGAAATGCACAACGCAAAGAAGAACGCCGAAAACCCCCACTTTCGGTCCACGTTCGCAAATCTTGAATCAGTTTGGGAAGCAGCTCGCGACCCCTTAACCAAAAACGGATTGTCAGTGATTCAGACCATGGATTCAGACGCTGAAGAAGGCGTCTGCCTGGTCACGACACTGCTGCATACTTCTGGCGAGTGGATTTCTGGGAGAAGACCACTTTGCGCAAAGACCAAAGACCCGCAAGGGATTGGTTCCGCCATCACGTACGCGCGCCGGTATGACCTGATGGCAATCGTCGGCATCGCGCCCGAAGATGATGACGCTGAAGCGGCGATGGAACGCACAAAGCCCCAAGCACCGCGTCATGCTCCGCCACCACCCAAACCCCCAGCGAAGCCCCCAAGCGCCCCACAGAAGCCAGCGCCGCAAGCGCAGGGCATGCCCCCAAGCATTTCCGCCATGTACGATTGGATTATTCCCTTTGGAAAGAAATTCAATGGGACGCGGATTGGGGACATCGACCTGAAGGAACTGATTGATTACGCCGAATGGCTGGAGAAGGCAGCGCATGAAAAGAACAAGCCCTTGGACGGAAACTTCAAAATCTTTTACGACATCGTCGCGGAGCTGCACGCTTCCGCTTCAAATGCTCCCCCATCGTATCCAAACGAACACGAAGTGCCATTCTGATTTGATGATGTCTGGGCGATTGCCCTGGGAGAAGCCAATGGAAGAATCAAACGAACTGACGGTGGAAGCTGCAAAGGCTTTGCTGCTGCCTGGTGAAGAAATTCACGTGTTCTTGAACCCGTCGCCTGGGGTGATGGTCGGCGCTGACTGGGACCGCGCGCAAATTCTGGAGCTGCTGGAAAAAGCGGAAACGCTGCGCATCGGCGGACCCCAGTGCGTCGGATTGGGTCACGGCCTGGTGGCCTTCCACGAAGGAAGAAACCACTTCATCGAATCGAAGGCTGGAAAATGAGTATCCATAAGACGCCCCTGTGGGCTGAACTGAAGAAATTCGTGGTCATCCAGATTTACGGTCGCGACGGACATCCGAACCCGCGCTTTCGAATCAATTTCCGCCCGATGCCGCAAGACCTGCTGGTGAAGGCTTTGGCTTTGACCATCCCGTGCGCTGCGTGCGGGGACCCCGTGCATCCCGTGCGGATTGGCAAAGGCTTCGGGCTGTATTACGCAGGCAGCTGCCCCCTGACCAAGAACATCGCGTGCAGTCGAAGCGGCAAAGTGTCGGCGGAGTACATCGCCATCAAGGCGGAAGTGGATTGTCTGGCGGCGGAGCCAGATGCGTCCCAGCTGGATTTGTGGGAAGATTCGTAAAAGTTTACTGCGGCGGCGTGGAAGGACACGCACTGTTTCTGTCCCAGGTACATGTTTTGGAATCGGACAGACCTAGGCCTTGGGGACCAAAAAAACATGTAATCGGTTTCGAGCCCGGTCCGCAGTAATTCGTTCGCTTTGAAGACGGGATGTCGGGTCCCAGACGTGGGATTTAGGGGACGCCCCCCGACGTACCGTCTTCAAAGCGAATAAATGCCTTCGCCTGCCGTCGCGCAAAACGCCTTGCCCGTTTGGTCCACGCCTTCTTGGTCAGTCCCCGCATGAAGCCGTCACAGCAGCGGCATTCCCTGAAATTGAAAACTTTTTCCCAGCCGTACGGTCGCATCGACAAATAAAAAACCGGACTTGCCTTTGCGGCAAGCCCGGCCTTAAATCGTTTCCGGCTATGGATTCGAATGTCTTGGGTATACCTGCCCGCCATTCGAATTCCAAACCAAATATTTAAGGGGAGCCCGACGCTTCCCACAGGATGCATAGACGGCAGCATTGTACGGCATCTGGGTTCTTAGGAACCTTCATGGGTCAAACCATCAGCATAGGTTCAGGCGGCTGCAATCGCGCTGAATCACGTCGGGGTATATTGCGACGCCTGGCTCCATGTGGGGTTTGGCTGACTGGACGGGACCATGGGGTAAGCGTGAACCGGACGCGCCTTGTGCTTGTGGCGAAAGACCATCGCCAGCCATGTACCAGTGCATCGTTCAATCAAAGCCTGGTACTTGAATCCAGGGATACGATTGAAGACAGGGTGGCTTCCCAGGGAATACTGGAACCGAAGAGGGTTCCCAATCTCTTAGGGGCTTGCTCTGCCTTCACCATTGGGGGTTTGTGTGTCGGAATCGAAAATTGATTACGAAGAAAAATGGAACGAACTGTACGATTTCATCAGCGAGTGGTCGCGGGCTTACCCGGAAGAAGTTTTTATCCCAATCGAAAAGGGCGGTCGCTCGCCTGACTGTTACAGCGCGGCAATGGGAAGGCATGTGACCACGCGGATACTTGCGAGAATGCGCCTTCTTGAAAACGGTAAGAAGAAGTGAATCACAGCGAGCACAAGCGTTTGATGACCCAGCACCGGACCGTCCAGAAACGGATTGGGGTCATCCAGTGCGACATCCTGAACCAGGAAGACACCATCAAACGGCTGACGGTGGAGCTGCGGGAAATCGAAAGCAAGATTGCGCAGGCCGGTAAATTGCGCCTGGTGGTCACAGAGCACGCCATCTTGCGATACATGGAGCGAGTGCAGGGAGTGGACGTGAAAAGCATCTCTGAAACCATCCAGAGCGATTTGGAGATGGTCGGGGCTGGCTTGGACGGGGTTTATTCTTTGGGGCAGTACAAGGCGACCGTGCGAGATGGCGTGGTGGTGACGGTGACAGTGTGAAAATCGAACTGGAAGTTTCTGAAGAAAACGAAGGTACGGATTCCCCGTGGTGGGCGATTGTAAGTCCAGGTCGCGGCTTTTTGAATGACCCGCACCTGGTTGCGCATTGTATCGTGGGTCCGTTTTTCAGCAGGGAAGCAGCAGAAACGGAGCTGAAAATGCGTCGATACAATTACCATAAGAAGGCAATCGTGTGGTGCTTCAGCGGGTACCATTCTGGCCAGTACAAGGACGCGGTCAGGGGTGCGAAGTGAAAAAGAAAGTGTTCAAGGCGCGGATTATTTCTGAAGCGCAGCGTCGATGGATGGGGCAGCAGAAGGAAGTCATCGATAAAAACCTGGAAGCGCCAGAGAAGGTTCCGGGTCTGAAGTTTTGGAAGCGCGGCAGCGAAGTGATTTTCGAAAGGAAGAAAAAGTGAAATCAAGAAGCGAAATGCGTCGATTGGCGATACAGAATCCCGATGCGCTGATTCGGGAGATTGAGAAGCTGCGCGAAAGCGTGGAAAATCGCGACATAGCCTTTCGCATGACAATGGAAGCGCACCAGATTCTTCGAGCCAGGCTGGATGCGGCAAAGGAATGTTTACAGGTGTTCAAAAACCAAACAAATCATTCGTGCAATATTGAATACGGCAATACTGTGGGAATGGAGAATTGCCTGACTTGCAAAGCCGTCGCGGCGCTGGAGGTGGTGAAATGATTGACCTGGAAGAACTGTCAGAGAAAACACCCGCGAAGGAACTGGAAAACCAGTATCGCCGTTTGTTCACCGCGAAGTACAAGCTGAACCCTGCGATTTCTTACGACGATAAACAGGTGTTCGAATGGCTCGCCAAGGAATACGGCGCAGCAAAAAGTAATCAGCTACTGGATGCGTACTTCAAACTGAACGACGGATTCATTTCGCAACGCGGTCACGCTGCCAGGTTCCTGAAGACGAACATCAACCAGGTGATTGCGTCGATTGGGAATAAAATCGTGGGAGCGCCGCGCCAGGCCATGCATTTGAGTATCCGGGTGTGGTGTGACCGATGCGGTCAGCAGTTTGCGTGGGTCGGTCCCGCTGCCGACATGGATAAAAAACATTTCTGCGAGCTATGCGAATGAAACACGACGGTAAATGTCTTTCCTGTGACAAGAAATCCAAGAAGGTTTTGTGTGACCCGTGTTTAATCACGGCGCAAAACCGGAGGATTGAATACCTTCTTCGGGAGCGCGATTCTGTCGACTGGATGATTCGACAGATTCACAACGAAAAGGTCATCACCATGAAGCAAATGTGTCAGATTCTGCATTTTTGGCATCAGGTGATTCTGAAAAATGGTAATCGACTGACGGTTCGCGAGATTCGTAAGTCCACGAAACGGAAAACCAAATGACGGTTTGGAAAGTCGACTGGAGATTGTGCGAGCCGCAGTCCGGCTTTATCGGAGTGGGAGCGACGTTTCGTGCATCGACGCACTTCGAGTTATTCCAAACGAAAGAAGGCGCAGAAAAGAAAGTGGCTTCGCTTCAATTGGCGTCGAAAGAATTTGGGGAGCCAGGCATGTTAAGTGTCCAAATGGCCATGGTTAAGGTGAATCCATGAATCTCGAATGCTGCCCCTTCTGCGGCGAGAAAATGAAGCTGGAGCTGCATGGGGCGATTGGCGATGATGACTGGTACATCCAATGCCAGACCTGTACTGCCACGGGACCGTTCGGTGAAGACAAGGAAATTGCTGTGGCGCAGTGGAACAATGATTTTAGAGCGACATAGTGAACACGTTCTTTTATTCAGACCCGCATTTCTTCCACGAAGCCGTAATCGGTTTTTGCAATCGCCCGTTTTCTGGCGTCGCTGAAATGAATGAAGCCCTGGTGAAGCGGTACAATACGCTGGTCGGTCCAGATGATTTCGTATACTGGCTGGGTGACATTTCTTTCGGGCGCTTCTCCGAAACCGAAGCCATCTTCAAATGGCTCCATGGGCAGCGTGCGCTGATTCAGGGGAACCACGACAAATTCAGCACCACCCAATACCGCAAGCTGGGCTTCTCCGCCGTGATTCAGGAAGCCAAGATTCGATTGCAGGGGAATTTTTATTTGCTGTCGCATTACCCGTACGCACCGACCAAGGAAGAAATAGAATCGGAGCCAAACGTAAAATTCGATGTCAGATACTTGGATGCGCGCCCCGTCGACAAGGGCAGCTGGCTTCTCCATGGCCATGTGCATTCAGCGTGGAAGCATCGCAAGCGAATGATTAACTGCGGCGTGGACGTGTGGAATTACGCGCCGGTTCACATTTCCAAGATTGAAAAGATTGTCGCGGGGGGAGCCATTGAAATTCCAAGCTGAAGATTTCCACTTCATCAAATTCCCAAGCAGCGGGACCAAGAAATTCTGGGAATGCGTGGCAGACCGCGCAAACGAAAAGCTGGAAGAAAAGCAACGCGCGACGCCGGACCCGCGCACCGAAGAAATCGTGAAGCTTCTGGAGCGGTGCAAATACCTGGAAGGCCAGCTGCTGATTGCGCACGACAAAAACACGGAGCTGAAGCGGGACATCGCAAATGCAGTCGCTCGCCAAACCGAAGCGTGAAACTGAACCCAGACAATCCACCACTGAAGGTTCGTTTCATCGGGTACAAGGGAGCCATGTGGAATTCCACCCTGCTGACCCTGGGCAAGACGTACGACGTGCTGAAGGTGGTGAATCGCGGCACTCATGGGCACATTTGGATTCGAAACAATTCCGGCTTGTACACGTCTTACAGCGCCAGGGGGTTCAAACGGGTGAAGTGACTGCCCGCGTCCAAACCCAAGGTTGACCAGCTCGCCATCCGCCCGTACCTTCGCAAGTCAGAGCGAAAAGCGAGCGAATGCAAAACGACATCCTTGAACAAGTCCAATTCCGACCTGCTGCGCCCGCAGATGAAGCCTTCATCTTCTCGACGTGGCTGAAATCGTACAAGCACAGCTCCCGCTTCGCCCAGCCCATCACCCCAAAGATTTTCTTCGCGCGTCACCATAAAATCGTCGAACGCATCCTGGCCATGCCACAAACCCAGGTCATCGTGTGCGCTTCCAAGGAAGACCAGAACACCATCCTGGGGTATCTCGCATTCACGGCTGGACCGCGCCCCATCGTGCATTTCTGCTATGTGAAGGTCCCCTTCAGGAAGATGGGAATCGCCAAGGGCTTGTTCGATGACGCGAACATCGCTCTGGAAAATGCTGTGTACACGCACCGCATGGAAGATTTGGATTGGGTCGAACGAAAGTATCCGGGTCTGGAGTATGACCCGTATTTGATTTAGGGGGAGAAAATGCGATTCAGTTATGTGAAATACGACATCGAAGCCACAAACCTTCAGGCCATGTTCAAAGAGAAATTCGAAGACGTGGAAGGTCTGGCTGACCAATTGGAAGATGGGCGCGCCAAGGCGCTGGTCATGACCAAGCTGGAAGAAGCTTACATGTGGATTGGTAAATCCATCCGGGATTCCCAAATCAAACGCAATGGCGGAGCTGAAGAACAGCCCGAACGGTGCGATGACTGACCGAAGGAAATTAAACCGAAAGGAACGGCGCATGTTCGCTTCTCGCGGCATGCCCATTCCCGAAGACGGGTGCGTACCCGCAGAAATGATGGAGCGAAAAGTGGAAAAACCAAAAGTCCCGCAAATGCCGCGCAAGTCGGAAGAAGTCCAACAGGAATACATGGCGACATGCTCCCTGCTTGGCGAGAAGCGATTCCAGCTCGCATGCCTGGAAGGGGCTGTTGAACAGCTGCTTCAGCGCATCGATGCCCTGGTCAGTGAAGCCAAGCGGTCTGCTGAATACGAAGCCAGCAAGAACCCCGGCTTGCCGCCTGACCCGGATGGAACCGCCACCACGAACCCAGACTTAGAATCACCAGGGGACTTGCCGTCCACGCCATCCCCAAGCTTGGTTGATGCGGCAGGTAATCCAATCGAATTCAAATCGGAAGGAACTGAAGATGGCCCCAAAGGCGAATCCGACCCAGCGGCAAATTAAGGCAATCCGCACCCACATTGGCGTCCAGCTGGTGCCGGGTGTTTTCAATTCGGTCGATAGCGAGAAGCAAAACGTCGAAATGGAGCTGTGGCCAATGGGCGTGTACGTTTGCCAGAAGGTGTCCCCAAAAGGACCTGTGGAATTCGTCATCCCGTATCCGAACGTCCAGCAAATCACCTTGCTGCCGGTCGAACCAGAACCCGCGAAATAGTTCACCTTCTGCCCCACGGCGGTCGGGCAATCACGCTTCGACCAAATTGCGTGTCGTGGGGCAGCTTTTTACTGTGGCTGGGACCCAGATGCGCTGGGCGAATTCCCGTGGCGGGCTGCAATCCGCGTCATGGGCTTCCACACCCGGTCCGTGCAAATCGGACCCACAGTCTTTTTGGGGGATAAATGCTTGTACGCTGCGCACATGACCGACTGGTCGACATCAAAGGACTGAAGCCCCACCCGAAGAATCGGAACAAACACCCCGAAGACCAAATTGCCAGGCTGGCGAAGATTCTGGAGTACCAGGGGTGGAGGTACCCAGTGAAGGTGTCCAATCTTTCAGGCTACATCACGTCCGGTCACGGAAGACTGCTTGCTGCAAAGCATCTTGGGTGGACCCAGGTGCCAGTGAATTACCAGGATTACAATTCCGAAGAACAAGAATACGCAGATGTGCAGGCAGACAACGCCATCGCGTCATGGGCGGAGCTGGACCTGTCGGGCATCAATGGTGACATTGGCGCGCTGGGTCCAGACTTCGACATCGACCTGCTTGGGATTCGGGATTTCTCAATCGACCCATCCGACAAGGAAGGCGAAGGCGACCCGGATGAAATCCCAGAACCCGCCAAGCCCATCGTGCAGGCAGGGGAGCTGTACTTGCTTGGGGAGCACCGATTGCTTTGCGGTGATTCCACAGACCCGCTGATGGTCAGTCGGCTGATGAACGGCGAGAAGGCGGACATGGTGTTTACTGACCCGCCGTATGGGATTAAGCGCGATAAAGGCTTCGAGGGCTTCGAGGGCTTCGGGGGCTTCGGTAAGCCAATTAAGCGCCGCCGATACGAAGACAGTGACTGGGATTCAGAGCGCCCGACGAAAGAGTGTTTCGACTTAATTCTGACGCTCGGTAAGCAGGCCATTATCTTTGGCGGTAATTTCTTCGCTGACTTTCTTCCGCAAGGGAAGCATTGGCTTGTCTGGGACAAAAATAACACCATGCCGACGTTTGGGGACTGTGAATTGGCATGGACAAACATCGACCGCACATCAGTGAAGAAATACGAATTCACGTACAACGGTTTGATAGGGAAAGAGAAAGAGCGATTTCATCCCACTCAAAAACCTGTCGCGCTCTTTGAGGCCATTTTTCAAGACTATGAGTTTTCCAGCGCGGTGGACCCATTCCTCGGCTCCGGCTCCACCCTCATCGCCTGCGAGAAAACCAATCGCCGATGCTACGGGATGGAAATAGACCCCGTGTACTGCGGCGTCATCCTGGACCGCTTCGAGAAGTTTTCAGGAAAGAAGGCAATTCGCGAAGATGGCGTTGCTTGGTCTATAATTAAATCCGATGGCAAGACCACGTAAGAAAATAGACCCGGAACAGGTCGAGAAGCTGGCGGCTATTAACTGTTCGTACGAAGAAATCGCCGCCGTGCTGGGGTGCGGCTCGCGCACGCTGATGCGGCGTTTTGGCGCAGCGGTTCAGGCTGGGCGGGCTAAGGGCAAGATGTCATTACGGCGCAAGCAGTATGACGTGGCCATGAATGGAAGCACTTCCATGCTGATTTGGCTGGGCAAGCAGCTGCTGGACCAGAAAGACAAATCTGAAATCGATTTGAATAAATTCACTGACGATGAATTAGCGCACATTGTCGAAGAACGCCTGAAGCGGTCGAGTGGACCCGAAAAACCTTGAACTGTTTGCGCGGTACCTTCAAACGCGCCACACAGCGTTTCGATTGGAAGACTTCTGCTTTGAAAAGCAGCTGGATTTCGTTCTGGACCCAAGTCCGTTCAAGACTGCGGTATGCAGCCGACGTGCTGGAAAGACTGTTGGGTGCGCCGCCCATCTGATTCATGCCGCGCGCAGCAAAGCCGACATCGTCTGCCTGTACATCACCCTGTCCCGGACCAATGCGAAGCGTCTGATTTGGAAAGAACTGAAGAAAATCAATGAAGACTTCGGGCTGGGTGGAAAGTGCAATGAATCCGAACTGACCATCACGTTCAGCAATCGGTCCGTGATTTACGTGGCCGGTGCGCACCACGCTTCCGAAATCGAAAAGTTTCGCGGGCTCCCGCTGTACCTGGTGTACATCGACGAATGCCAAAGCTTCCGCGCGTACCTGCAAGGGCTGGTCGACGATGTCATTGGACCCGCACTGTTCGATTACGCCGGAACCCTTTGCCTGACCGGAACCCCCGGACCCGTACCAGCAGGGTTCTTCCACAAAGCCAGCCACTCCCCGACCTGGTCCCATCACGCATGGACCATGTTCGAAAACCCACACCTGACCAAGAAGTCAGGCATGACCACGCAGCAGCTGCTGGAAAGGGAGATGACCCGCAAAGGTGTATCCATCGACCATCCGACCATCCAACGCGAATGCTTTGGACGCTGGGTGGTGGACACCGACGCCCTGGTGTTCAAGTACAACGCGGAAAAGAACCACTTCGCGGAGCTGCCGACGTTCGCCAAACCCTGGACGAACATCATCGGGGTGGATTTGGGATACGACGATGCTGACGCCATCGGGGTGATTGGATGGAACGACAAGTCACCCAAGTCTTTCCTGCGGGAAGAACTGATTCAAACGAAGCAGGGCATCACGGAGCTGGCCGAAAGCCTGGAAAAGCTGATTCAGAAGTATGACCCCATCCGAATCGTGATGGACACTGGTGGTCTGGGCAAAAAGATTGCCGAAGAAATCCGCAAACGCTTTTCCATCCCGGTCATCGCGGCAGAGAAGCAACGCAAGTTTGAATACATCGAACTGCTGAACGATGCGCTGCGCACCGGGCGCTTCATGGCGCAGAAAGATTCAGCGTTCGCGCAAGACTGCCAGCTGGTCGAGTGGGACCGCGACCCAGAAACACAGAAGAAGAACCCAGACCGACCTGCCATCAGCGACAAGTACCACTCGGACATCTGCGACGCGGTGCTGTATGCCTTCCGTGAATCATTGCACTGGCTCCATCAGCCAGAACCTGCGACAATTTCATTCGGCTCGCCGGAGTTTTTCCAGAAGGAAGAAGCCCTGATGGAAGAAGCTGCACTTGAAATTCTTCGCAATCAGAAGGAAAACGAACCGGAGCCATTAGAATCTTCCTGGGGATGGGGTTAAATGCATTTCAATGAAGGCGACATCGAAAGCCTGAAGACCATTCTTGGCATCGCCAAGGAATTTGGCCTGAAGCGCGTTCGTGTCGGTGACATTGAAGCTGAATTCGGACCCGCGCCGGTTTCTGACGAACCGACCGGACCGACCGAATTCAAATTGCCACCGGAAGCCGCGCCACCTGAAGGCGATGCGCTTCTGTATTATTCGACCCCGCTCGCTCCCGGCATGGAAGACGAACAAAAAACGGGGGTCTGATGGCTGTCGATTACAAGTCCTTTTCGCCCACTGGTCCGGCCACGGAAGGTCCAATCTCCGCAGACCGGCGCTGGTGGTCACTCGACAATCCCGACGTTCCTGGAGCTATCACCGGCATCATCAATTTTCTGAACGAACATCAAGGCGCGCGCATCACGCAAAACCTTATGTCTGCCCGCTTGTACGGGAACCTTTCGGTCATGGGGCTGAATGGGCTGACGTATTCCAAGATTGCTTCGGTGCAAAACGCACTCAAAGACCGAATCAGTTACAACGTCTGCCAATCCGCCGTCGACACCATCACTTCCAAGATTGCCAAGAACAAGCCCCGCCCACTCTTTCTGACCAGCGGTGGCGATTACAAGATTCAGCGCCGCGCCAAGAAGCTTTCCAAATTCACCGACGGCATCTTTTACGAAAACAACGCCTATGTGATGGGTCCCGCCGCGTTCCGCGATGGCGCAATCTGGGGCTCTGGAATCATCCACGTCTTCACGGAGCATGGCCGTGTGAAGTGGGAACGGGTCATCCCGACCGAAATCCAAGTCGATGAAGTCGAAGGCTTCTATGGCAAGCCGCGCCAGCTGCACCGGGTGAAGAACGTCGACCGCCAAGTTTTGGCCGACCTGTACCCGAAGAAACGTGCCGCCATCATGCGCGCGCAACGCGCCAGCTCCGATTCGCTGGGCGGATACGAAAACATTTCTGACGTGGTCGCAGTCCGAGAATCCTGGCATTTGGCTTCGGGTCCAGATGCTGGTGACGGAAAGCACGTCATCACCATCGCGGAAGATTTGCTGTTCCAGGAAGAATGGAAGCGAGACCACTTCCCGTTCGCCATCTTCCATTGGTCCAAGCGCCTGTTCGGCTTCTGGGGTCAGGGTCTGATTGAACAGATTCAGAACATCCAGGTCGAAATTAACAAGATTCTCTGGCTGATTCAGCGGTCGATGCACTTGGCGGGCACGTTCAAGATTGCCGTCGAAAACACGTCGAAGATTGCAAAGACGTATTTCAACAACGACATCGGAACCATCATCCCGTACACCGACAAGCCGCCGCTGTACTTGGTTCCGCCCATCGTGCAGCCGGAAACGTACGCGCATCTGGAAACTCTGAAGCGCCAAGCGTTCGAACAAGCTGGCATCAGCCAGCTGTCGGCTGCCGCGAAGAAACCCGATGGCTTGGATTCAGGCAAAGCGTTGCGCGAATTCAATGACATCGAATCGGACCGCTTCATGACGGTCGGTCAGGCGTACGAACAGTTCTTCTTGGACTTGGCGCGCCTTTCCATCGAAGAAGGCAAAGCCATCTTCGCCGAAAACAAGAAATTCTCTGTGACGGTGCCGGGTCGGAAGTTTGTCGAGACCATCGACTGGAAAGACATCGACCTGAAAGAAGACCAGTACATCATGAAGTTTTACCCGGTCAGTTCTTTGCCGAATGACCCGGCTGGACGGCTTCAGACGGTGCAGGAATACGCGCAAGCGGGCTTCATCTCGCAGCGCACCGCGCAACGCCTTTTGGATTTCCCTGACTTAGAACAGGTGGAATCCTTGGCGACCGCGCAGGAAAATTACCTGCACGAATTGTTCGAACGCATTGTCGACGCGGACAGCATCGAAGAAGCGCAGGAAGCGTACACCGCTCCCGAACCCTTCGACGATTTGCAGCTCGCACAAGAATTGGCGCTGGAATATTACGCGCAAGGGAAATCAAATGGTTTGGAAGAAGGAAAGCTGGACCTGTTGCGCCAGTTTATCGACCAAATCAATATGCTGAACGCCAAAGCAGCAATGCCAGACCCTGGAATGGTACCACCGCAAGGTCCCGCTCCAG